CTGCGTTACGTGGTCCGCTGCCCAGGGTCGATTGACTTCGTAATGACGATCACCCAAGGCGACGATGAGCGGTTCTATCCCGCTGTCTTTCGCGGATCTCATGCCGGGAACTCGATAATTGAGCGCGGGTACTGCGTCATGAACGTAGGTCTGGTCGGCCTCCCCCGTGCGCGGACGAGCCGTAATCCTACAGCACTCAGGACCGAAGGAAAGGCTGTGGTTTCGCGTAGACGATTGACCGGGGGTGCGTGCTCGGGCGGTGTGATCGCTGCTCGCGAATTATCCGCCGGACAAATGAGTAGGGAGTCCCACGAGGCAGCCCCCGCCCCATTCCATAATCTGTCATTCTGCGAATCAACGCGGCAGTCTTTATCTTCGCCTGCCGACGATGAGATTGATATCGCTTTCGTGTTCAGGCATCGGTTTTCCTTCCCATTCATGAGGTGAGACTTTTAATCTCCCCCTGGTAGCTCGCTCGATGGCATCAGCGATGCTGTTGCGGGCATCCGCCGTTTGCCGATATGACCAAATTTCGATTCCAGGCTTAATTCCTCCATTGGTCATATAACCGCCTTCGAACGTCCCACTCCAATTGAGATCATGAGCCACAGTAAAGATGCTGTCTGCCAGGTCGGCACAGCCGGCATACGCGCACAAAACGCTGAGACGAGCAGGCGGCAATTTTTTCAGTTCGGCCCGCAATGCAACTGCCTCATCGTTTGTTAGGGGCGCCCACCGGTTGGCCGCATATGTTTCAAGTGAAGTTTTCTGCAGCTCTCTAAGCCTGCCCTTCACGCTGTCATATGCCTGGAAGGACGCCACTACGAATCCGAAAACGCAAAGCCATTTTAGAACACGATGTCGCTGTGTTGGCGGCCACCAAGCGTCTGTCCGTTCAGCAATCTTCTTGGGTAGATATTTATGACTGAGCCCTTGATCGATCACGAAGGGCACTGTCGTGATCCACAGGAACCAATAACCCACCATCGCGGTAGCGAAGTCCCAAACGCGAGCTATAAAATTGGGGTCGGACATGGCAGCAATGTATCCGATTCTGGGGCGCGACTAGCCCGCGGGCCCGCACCGCGCCAGCCTCGATGTTTCGTTGCCCGGCGTATCCGGTCCGATCGGATCCTTAAGGTTTCCACAGGAGAGAGGACGAGGCGAAGTCCAATTCAAATTGTGGGAGCGGCCCATGGCGCAATTCAAGCCGAAGTCACGCTTCTCGGCGGCAAGCGGCAGACCCAGACTCAGGATGTCAAAGGCTGACTGGATTCGCATTGAGGCCGCGTACGGACATCCGCTCGCTGCCACAGTGCGACGAAAAATTCGTGCTGCAACGCGCAAGTATCTTGATTGGGTTGAGTTTGAACCCAAGGCTGCGACGATCTCCGAAACCTGGGCCAGGATTCAGATAATAAAAAAGGCGGCTCACGAATTCAGACAAACCATCTTCCAGCGCCCTCCCAAAATCGGGAGCGAAGCGGACTATTACGCGAGATCCCTGATCTGCAAGCATATGGGCCTCGCCTTTAAAGGGCGCGATGGCCTGCAAAATCTGAGTCTTGAAGTCGAGCGAGACATTGCCAAGGGCTGCGAGCGTGCTTTGGCCGAGTTGCGACGCGAGACCGGGTCGGGCTTTCGTGACGGCGAAACGTGGCAATGGTGGGTACGGACGCTCATCTCGATCCTGTCGAAACGCGAACTACCGACACAGGTCCGCAAGGACACGGACAAAGCCAAGGTGGCCAAACCCTCCGCATTCGTCGCATTCATGCGGGAACTGCAGGCGTGCATCCCGCAGGCCTATAGGAGGTCACAGCCTGGTAGCCCAGATTTTGACGCGAATATTGCGCTATCAACCGCGATTGTGAAGGCTCGGACGGTTTCGGGTCTCAAAACCTCGCCGGTCGCTGCGGAATAAAACCCGCCGGCCAGGTCACCTGCGACGTAACGCTACCCAATCGTCTGCATCCGGCAGGCGATGCAACCGGGCGCATCCCGGCTAAAGGTAGCGAGATAGCGATGGAACAGTTTCAACTTGCGAGGGCCATCGAACCGATGCCGGTCGCGAGCCTGCGGCCGCATCCCGGTAATGCCCGCACCCACTCCAAGAAACAGGTCCGGCAGATCGCGGACAGCATCAGGCGTTTCGGCTTCACCAATCCGGTTCTGGTCGGAGAGGAAGGCGAGATCATTGCCGGTCATGGCCGGGTCGAAGCTGCAAAACTGCTTGGCCTGGACCGCGTCCCGACGGTCCGTTTGGCACATCTGAGCGCGGCCCAACGGCGCGCCTACGTGTTGGCTGACAACAAGCTCGCCCTCAACGCCGGGTGGGACCGTGAGCTGTTGGCCATTGAGCTACAGGGCCTCATCGACATCGATTTCGAAGTCGAGCTCACAGGCTTCTCGTCCAGCGAGATCGAAATCATACTCGATGAGGCACGCGAGCGCTCGCTGAACGGTCCGACCGAGACCGAGGACGAGAGCCCCTCGCCAGCCGATGATCCCGCCACCGCGGTCACGCGGGCAGGCAATATTTGGCGTCTCGGGCGCCATCGTTTGATTTGCGGGGACGCTCGAAACCAAGCCGTGTTCAGCCTATTGATGGGGAACGAACGGGCCGACCTCCTGTTCACCGATCCGCCATACAACGTACCGATCGATGGACATGTGACAGGGCTAGGTCGCATCCGCCACCGCGAATTCGCCATGGGGGTCGGCGAAATGTCCGTCGAAGCGTTCACCGGCTTCCTGCAACAGACCCTCGGGCATGCCGCGGCGCTCGCGCGCAACGGCGCGATTGCGTTCGTGTGCATGGATTGGCGACACATGGGGGAGCTGCTCAAGGCAGGCCAAGTGGTCTTCTCCGAGCTCAAGAACCTCTGCGTCTGGAACAAGACCAATGGCGGCATGGGGACATTCTACCGCAGCAAGCACGAGCTCGTATTCGTGTTCAAGGTCGGCACCGCTCCCCACACCAATACATTTGGGCTCGGCGACAGCGGGCGGTACAGAACGAATGTTTGGGACCATGCCGGGGTCAACACGCTGCGACCGGGACGCAGCGAAGACTTGGCGATGCATCCGACCGTTAAGCCGGTGGCACTGGTCGCCGACGCGATCAAGGACTGCTCCAAGCGCGGCGAGATCGTGCTCGATCCGTTTGGCGGGTCCGGCACGACCTTGATCGCGGCGGAGAAGACGGGCCGCGTGGCACGGCTGGTCGAGTTCGACCCGACCTATTGCGACACCATCCTGCGCCGATTTGAGCGCGTCACCGGCAAACAGGCGACCTGCGCCGCGAGCGGGATGAGCTTTGAGGACGTTGCGCAGGAGCGAGCTTCGCCTCCGATGATCGAGGAGCAAGGGCAATGAGGGGAAAGAAGGAGAAGCCGCGTGACGCCTACCAGGTGGGGTATGGCAAACCGCCCGTCCACAGCCGTTTCCGCAGAGGGAAGTCCGGCAATCCGACCGGAAGACCACGGCATGGCGAAGCTGAGCGTGCCCAAATGCTCATTTGGAAGGAGGCCTATCGCTTACTTACGGTGCGTGAAGGCGACAAGGTCACGAGAATGCCGGTTCTGCAGGCTGTGTGGCGCAGCCTGCTTGCATCTGCGGCCAAAGGTAACGTTGCTGCAGTACGCGCCGTCGTCAAATTTGTGCACGAGGTAGAGGCCGGGATCCGAGCACGCAGGACGGGAACAGCCAACAGGAAACTCAGCAAGGACGTGAATGACATCACTGACAAAGAGTTGATGGACATTCTCAGTGCAGCGCGAAATGACAGACCTTAGTTTCGCGCACGACAGATCGACGACCGAACCCGAATTCAATGGGTTGGACATCTCGCCGACCATGGCGGCGGAACTCCTGCTAAAGCGGCGGCGCATCCGACGAAGCCTCATCGAGTGGTCGCGCTACTGCGGATATGAGCCGGCGCCGCACCATCGGCTATTGATCGATCGCTTGGAGAGGGTGGCGCGCGGCGAGATCAAGCGGCTGGCGGTGTTCATGCCGCCGGGTTCGGCGAAATCGACCTACGGATCGATTTTGTTTCCACCCTATGTGATGGCGAATGCACCGAACCGCGCAATCCTTGCGGCGTCACACACGACCGAGCTGGCCGAGAAATGGGGCCGCAGAGTTCGCAACCTGATCGCGGGGCACGGAGCCACCCTTGGCCTACAGCTCGCGGACGACAGCCATGCCGCCGGCCGCTGGGAACTTGACAACGGCGGGGAATACTACGCGGCGGGCGTCGGTACCGCTATTGTCGGCTTTCGCGCCAACGGGGCGTTGATCGATGACCCGATCCGCTCGCGCGAGGACGCCGATTCACAACACCTGCGCGACAAAATTTGGGACTGGTACAAATCGGACCTCCTGACCCGGCTGGCACCTAGCGGCTGGGTGATCCTGATCCAGACCCGCTGGCACGAGGACGATCTTGCCGGCCGCATCATCGCGGAAATGGAGCGCGGCGGCGAGCACTGGGACATCGTCTCGCTGCCGGCCGAGGCCGAAGCCGGCGATCTGCTCGGCCGCGAACCAGGTCAGTGGCTGTGGGATGATGCCTATGGCTATGGAGACTTTTTGCGCCACGAGAAGGCGACTCAACCACCGCGCAACTGGTCGGCGCTTTACCAGCAGCGTCCGGCGCCCGACACCGGCGATTATTTCAAGGAGGAGTGGTTTCACACCTACACGCGCGACCCGCCGCGCGAAACGCTCAATATCTACGGCGGCTCAGACTACGCCGTCACCTCGGATGGCGGCGACTACACGGTGCACGTCGTTATCGGCGTCGACCCGGAAAACCGCATGTATCTGCTCGATCTCTGGCGAGGCCAGACATCCTCCGATATCTGGATCGAGGCTTGGTGCGATATGGTGAAAAAATGGAGGCCTTCGTTCTGGGCCGAGGAGCACGGGCAGATCATTTCCGGCGTGGGCCCGTTCCTCGAGCGGCGCGCGATCGAGCGCCACGCCTACACACACCGCGAGCAGTTCCCAAGCCGCGGCGACAAGGCCGTACGCGCACAATCCATGCGCGGCCGCATGGCGATGCTCGGCCTCTACGTGCGGCAAGGCGCACGATGGTTTGCTGACTTGCGGGCCGAGCTGCTGAGTTTCCCGGCCGGCAAGCACGACGATCAGGTTGACGCGCTCGGCCTGGTCGGACAACTACTCGACAAAATCAACGCCGGACGGAAGCCGAAGCCGCCGGACCAACCGCAACGCGATGACTATCGCGCGGCGTCAGAGGAAATTCCGATCGACAGCTGGAAGACCATGTAAGCGGGCACGATAAATACCTGCGCGCACGACCGGCAGCGCATGAGCCGCCAGGCAAATCCCTCCCGCTTTATCAACGGTTTGGGTCTAAGGGCCCCGGCGGAAAATTGTGAAGACCCGGCGGCCGGTCCTGCCCTGTCTTGTCGAAGACCTCGGTGAAAAACGCCAGCAGCGCGTCGTCGATAGCATTTGAGTCCGTGCTGGCCAAGGTCACACGCAAGGTAACTTCATCCGCTCGAATCGCCTCATAGATTTCGTTGTCTCTGACGCCGAGGTGAAACGCCTTGCAGGCCTAAGATGCCGAACTCCATTTGAAAGGGCGCCGTCAATCCAAGGCGCTGCATGGCGAACGCAACGGCCGCGTGGGCGCTCGCATAAAAGGTCTTCTCCAGGATGTAGGCCGGGATAAACGGCAACCGCACCCACGCGGGGCGGAAGTCGCGCTCGCGAACAATGATCAGGTCGCTGACGCTCCAGAGCTCCCCGTTTTGAAAGAGCTGAGTAGCGAGATGCAGATCGGCGGGACCGCCGCGATGCGCGCCGGCCGGGTCGTAGAGGACAACGCCATGGCCATTGAGCGCGGTCATGCCACCGAACCCTGACGAACGCAGCAACGGTGCATGTCCGGCCGCCGAATTAAGCGTCGCAATGGAGATCCGGTTCGGCAGAGCTCGGCCCGGAATGACGCGCATATACGCGCTCGGTCCATCCCGGAATGAAAAGATCACCTGATCGACGTCCGGCACGCCTACCCGGGCGAGTACTTCGCCCTTTCCGAAGTATGCCCCTTTGCTAAAAGTTGAGGGCTTCTCCAGGAACGAAATCGCAGGGGCCGCGGCCTGCGCGCGCCCGCCATCGAGGCCCGCTAATATCTCGAACGCGGCGGCGCTCGCCGCGTCCGCCGCCCGTTGCTGCGACCCGCTCTTGTCCGCTTGTGCCTTGCCATCAAGCAGATCGGAAATCCCGCGAACTACGGCGCCCTGCACTGGTAGATTGAGATGCACACCTTCCAGAAAGCCACGGCCTTCCATCTCCACGGCAACCGCATCGCTGTACAGTTTTTGCAGCAGCCGAGCGGTCGCTTTGCTCGACGACGCAACGACCTTTTCGCCAGCCGCAATCGGCGCGACAACGACGTCAGGCGTTCCATGTTTAACTGACGGATTGAGCCGCTGTCGCCAATCGGGCCGCTGCCGCAGCGCACGACCACGCTGCTCAAGCTCGTGCGCGGTACGAAACACTTCCGGGCGCGACTTAAACCCGCGCGCGTCTTCTTTTCCGGACTCGTAGCCATAGACCTTGTTGGCCACGACGACATCGCCAAGGGCGACGTCTTTGACGCCGCCGGCAACGCCCACGAAGAGCGCCACACGTGGGCCGAAGTGCCGAATAGCACGCTCGGTAGCCGCGGCAGCTGACGCATTGCCGGCACCCACCTCAGCAACAGCGACGTGCCAACCTTCGAACCGCCCGCAATAGAAGAGGGTGCCATCAACCGTCTCTTCCACCCACTCTGGCAGATGACGCAGTACCGCGCTCGTTTCAATGCCGAGCGCGGTCAGAATGATTGCGGATTTGCTATTGTCGGTTGTTTTCGGCACGAGCAGCACGGTCTGGAACTGGCATGTCAGCGCTCACGTTGGCGCGTCGGCCGTAGGCGTGATGAAATCAAGATAGCCCGTCTCCCCCAACGAGGCGAGAACGCTGATCACCTCGCGTACGAGCGCAACGTGGCCGGGGTGCCCACCTGCAGGCCGCTCTGCCGGACGGTTCGGGCATCTCCGATGCACACGGAGGTTGTAAAGCAGCAGATCGCAGGCAAATTCCCCGCGAGCACGACGACACCCCAAATGCGCGCGGCCAGAATCAAGATAGAGAATAAGCTCAAAAGTGCCGAGCTGTTCGATCACTACGCGAAGTCCTTGACCGGTGGCGCCTGATCGGAGCTGGTGGAACTGTTGTTCTTCAAAGCAACAGAACCTGAAACTCCGTGACCTTCGATGGCGAGCGCACGGTCCGAAATTGGATCCGATTCCAGCGTCGCGATTCGATTACGAGATAACTCCTATCCCCTATTTTGAGCAACAAAATGATCTCAGGAATGACTGGACTTGCGCTGCGAACAGAGCGTCACTGATCAGGCTCACAGAGAGCAATTGCCGTCTGGGATCCTTGCCCCGCAGGCCGCATGCCATCGCGGGGTTGCGGTGGTGGCGGCGCCAGACGCCGTCGCGACCGATGAAAAGGATCCCAACATGCCCAGTAAGACCGCCAAAGACGTCAAGGCTACGCGCGACAAGGCCGCGGCAAAGACGGCCGCCGCGAAGAAAGCGACCCGCGTCGCAACCACGGGTTCCAACTCCAAACAGGCTGCGGTGCTTGCCCTGCTGAGCCAGCCAAAGGGCACGACGATCGCCGCGATCATGGAGGCGACCGGCTGGCAACAGCACTCGGTCCGGGGCTTTTTCGCAGGCGTCGTCCGCAAGAAGCTCCAACTCACCCTGGAGTCCGAGAAGACTGACGGCGAGCGCCGGTACCGCATCATCGCCGGCAAGGGCACAAAGCCCGGTACCCAGGACGCCAATCGCCGGGCCGCCTGACCATGCAGTCGGTTGATCCGACAGCGATAGAGGCCGAGATCGACCTTATACGGTCGCTCGGTCTCGACGCGCTTCGCACCCGCTGGCGGACGATCTTCGGATTCATGCCGCCGCCTGCACTCACCAAGGATCTGATCGCGCGGATGATCGCCTACCGGCTTCAGGAAGAAGCCTACGGCGGCCTTGATCGCGCAACGGCCAAATTGCTTGATGCCTACGCTAACGGGGACAAAGCCCGCACCGAATTGATGAGACGCCTCAAGCCCGGCGCGGTCCTAGTGCGCGAGTATCGGGGCGAGCGCCACACCGTCACCGTCGTTCCAGACGGTTTCGTCTGGCAGCCTCTCAACCATTGCCCGCGCCATTACCGGCACAGCCTGGAACGGCCCCCGCTTCTTCGGCCTGCGGACTCCGAATGGCGATCGGGCCGAAGCCGAGCCGGAAAAGCCCACGGGGCGCGATCCTGCCGCTCGGCGGCGCAAACATCGTCGTGCGGAGGTCCCGATATGAATGCCCCAGCCAAAAAGCTGTTCCGCTGCGCGATCTACACGCGCAAATCGACCGAACATAACCTCGACCTCGAGTTCAACTCGCTCGATGCGCAGCGGGAGGCCTGCGAGGCCTACATCAAGAGCCAGGCTCACGAGGGATGGAGCCTGATCCATAGCCACTACGATGATGGTGCCGTTTCCGGCGCATCGCTTGACCGGCCTGCCCTGCAAAGGCTCCTAACCGAGGTTCGGTCGGGAAAGATCGACATCATCGTGGTCTATAAGGTGGACCGGCTGACTCGATCGCTGGCTGATTTCGCCAAGCTCGTGGAATTGTTCGACCAACATTCCGTCTCGTTCGTCTCGGTCACCCAATCCTTCAACACCACGAGCAGCATGGGACGTCTGACCCTCAATGTGCTGCTCTCGTTTGCCCAGTTCGAGCGCGAGGTCATCGGGGAACGGGTGCGCGACAAGATCGCCGCCTCGAAACGCAAAGGCATTTGGGTCGGAGGCATAGTTCCCCTTGGCTATGCCAGCATCAACAAGAAACTCATGGTCGTGCCGGACGAGGCCAGCACGGTTCGGCTCATCTTCCAGCGCTACCTCGAACTTGGCTCGGTTCGTGCTCTCGCTCAGGATCTCGATCAACGAGGCATACGAACCAAACGGAGGGTCCTCGCCACCGGGCAAGCGATTGGCGGCATTCGATTCGGCGTCGGCGCGCTCGCGCACCTGCTCAAAAATCGCTTCTACATCGGCGAGGTCGTTTATCGCGGTGGGACCCACAGTGGAGAACATGAATCCATCTTGGATCGAGACCTTTTTGAAGCGGTACAGGCGAAACTCAACGAGAATGCGGTCGAGCGGCAGCTCCGGCTGAAGGCGTCTCCGGCCCTCCTTACGGGCCGCATCTTCGATGACCGTGGCAACCGGATGACCCCGACACACACGAACAAGCTCGGGGTCCGGTACCGGTACTACGTCTCGCACGCGCTCCAGCAAAAGAGAAAACACGACGCCGGCAGCGTTTCTCGCGTGCCGGCTCCAGAAATTGAAACCGTTGTGCTCAAGGCCCTTCACGAGCGTTTCGGAGCTGATGACGGTAGGCAGTCGACATTCGCGGGCGACCGCGACCTGATCGAGCATCAATTAGAGCGCGTCGTCGTCAAGGCCCGGGCCATCGAAATCTATATCGCTGAAAAACCCGAAAGTCCGGAGGGAATGAGCACAGGCACGGCAAGCAATTGTGAAGCCCGCGATCCGACGCCGACCACCGTCACTGTGCCCTGGTCGACCGCCACTCTCGCAGAGGTCAAGGGCATTCTTCATTCGCCTTCCGAGCGCGCGACGATGCGTTTAGAGATGCGTGACGTGTTGCTCGGCGCGATTGCAAAGGCTCGAATGTGGATCGATGAGCTCGTCCAAGGTCGGGTCGGGTCTTTTTCCGAAATTGCAATGCGGGAAGGCAAGGTCGAAAGACACATCCGTCTGTTAACGCCGCTCGCGTTTGTTTCACCGCGGATCATCTCAGCCATCATGGCCGGTTCCGCGCCGACTGACCTCACGGTAACAGGGCTCGCACAACCGTTAGCGCACTCTTGGACCGAGCAGGAGCGGCGCACCCGGCCGCAAACGCATGAAAACTAGACTTGCTCAGGGCTGTGGAGCGTGGCTGGGCGCTGGCCGAGACACGCGAACCCACCCCACACCGGCCCACGCTCAATCTTCCGATTGCAGAGCCGATATGATCAACGATCGCCGCGGCAGCATTCCTTGCCAAGCCGAAATCAATGATACGCACGTTCCTCATACCTGGCGTTCAAGTCGGCGCAAAGGTGCGAGTCGATTCCCTCACCGGTGAGGTGCTTGACGTCTATTCCGTGGTCCGTCCCGTAACGTCGGAAAACGGGTGCTTGCTTTGCAATAACCTCATCAACGCCGCGAAGCTGCAGGAAGAAAGCATTTCAGAAACCGACCGTAAGCAGCAGCAGTACATCAACGAGCCAAATATTCCGGCTCCAAGCGTCATCACTCTCAATGCGACTGCAGTATCCCATGCAGTCAATGATTTCTTGTTCTACGTGACCGGTCTGCGCGACCCGGCGGCCCCGGTCGCGTACCTGCGATTCCAGCCGCGCTACCGCCGAATGTGGCTCGACGAGCCGCGAAAAAATCCTGGATGCCCAGAATGTAGCGCTACCCCAAATAGCAGGATAGCACGCGGCGACAGTCGTCGGCTCCCAGTGGTCCAGCCGTAAGCGCTCAAAAAGCTTTCGCTATCACTTGACAGCGACGAATTGATTCGTTCCACACAATCACTGTGATTTTATTTGCGAAGACTTCGCTGGGATTTTACATAAACGCAATTGTGCCACTACAAGGGATTGATGATGGACGGCCGCGCCAAGATCGCCAAATTAACCGTTCCGGAGCGGCTTAAGGCGGCAAAGGACAAGACCCCGCGCGTACTCGATCACCTCCTGTATTTGCTTGAGCTGCACGAGAACAATGCCATCGTGCTGTACTCACCCACTCTATCCTCGCAGATTCCGACATCCTACGCAGCCAATGCTTTCAACGTTTTTCAGCGGAGCCTGCATCAGTTCGAGATCGTGCGGCTGTGCGCGCTGTGGGACAGTATCGAGCCGGAGAAAGAGAACATTCCAACGATCATCGAGTTTATCGATCATCCCGAAATAATCGAAAGCTTGGCGCAGGAGACGGCAGCGCACTGGCGCGGCCTCGGAGGGGCCATTTTGAACCCGTCCAGCGATCCAGAGCTGCATGCATTGGAACTCGGGGCGTTACAGCAGAGCAATGAAAGCTTCGGGCAGGAGCAGGCGCAGAAGGCACGAGATGAGTTGCGCAAAGCGATCGACGACAGCCGTTCGATCTTGGCCTCTCCGAAACACGCCTCAATCATGAACCTGCGCGACAAACATCTTGCCCATTCGCTCTCGCAAACACGTCGCGAACAGAGGGCTGGTCCCGTCGCGCCAATGAAGTACGGAGACGAGCGGGACGTGCTGAATGCTTCATTGCCGATCGTTGGAGTACTCTATTGTTGGGTGAACGGGGCTTCCTTTTCGTTCGAAGACAGCAGAAAGATCGACCAGAAGAACGCGAAGGCCCTCTGGGAAGCCTGCACGTTTAACATCACCCGATGAGCACGTACTGAGATGGCGGACCACACAGAAGACTGATCACCGCTGCGGCCGCGCCTTGCGGCGGCGCTATGCTGACACTCTTGCGGCGGCGAACCGGTCTCGTCCGACTTCGAACCGAGTCTCTGGAGACAAAACACGGATATTGAAAATTAGCGACCAGAGACTGGCGCACTAAATTGGCCGGTGGCGCCGGTAAATCCAGAAAATTACGCGTCAGAGACTACGTGACGTCTCTCTAACTGTTGGGAATGTCGCGACTATTTTTGCAAACGGGACATGACCCACAGAGACGGGACTGGCTGGCTGGGGCGGGAGGACTCGAACCTCCGAATGGCGGAATCAAAAATCGCCCGAGCAATTTGATCTAGCAAAGCTTTTTTCCCAACTGATGGTTAAAGCGCACATGTCGCATCAAAGGGTTATGAG